ACTTTAAAAATTCCTTTGGTTGTATTTACTAAAAATTTTGAAAATGATTATGTTGCTTTAAAATACGATGATTTTGTCAATCTTTTAATAGAATTAGATGAATTGCGAAATTCAAAATAATATACTTGATATTTTAATAAAAGAACAAGATGTTTGGTTAAAAATGGCAAAAACTATAACAAAATCAAGTAAAGAAAATTATAAAGATTTTTTACATGATTTTTATTTAATTATTTTTAACAAAATTCAAGCTAAAAAAATATTAATTGAAGATATTACCCATAACGGTTCTGTAAATAAAGCGTTTATATATAAGATGATGCGTAATATTTATTTAGACCAACTAAAAAAAGAAAAAGAAAAATTTATAAATTATAATTTAGAAAACCTTTTAATAGCAGAAAATAAAAAATATATTGATATAGAAAAAAAGATTGATGAGATTGTAAATGGCTTTTATTGGTTTGATAAAAAATTATTTAATTTATATAGGAGAGAATTTAGAAGCATAAGAAAATTATCAAAAGCGACTAAAATATCTCATGTTGTTGTTTGGCGGACTATTAATAATTGTATTAAGATAATAAAAAAAAAAATAAATGAAAACAGAATATTTGATTGAAAAAATAGGACAAGATGCAATAAAAATGCTATTAACTAAAAATAAAGATTATGGCGATACAGCAAACAATCCTTCAAATGTTTTTTCTGATTTGGATTCGATTGAAGCTATAAAAGTTAGAATTGATGATAAATTAGCAAGAATAAAAAATAAAGGTTTAAATGATAAAACTGAAGACACTTTAATGGACTTAATAGGATATTTAATTTTATTAAAAATAGCATATATACAAAATGAAAAGTAAAGGTTTAGGTGATACAGTAGAAAAGTTTACTAAGAAAACAGGTATAAAAAAAGCTACTAAATGGATATTTGATAAACTGGGGAAAGATTGTGGATGCGAAGCAAGAAAAGAAAAATTAAATAAAATGTTTCCTTATAAAAATCCTGAATGCTTAACAGAAGATGAATATGTATATTTAAAAGGGTTTTTTTTAAATTATACAGATAAAATTGAATCAACAGAACAAATAGAAATATTAAAAATATATAATAGAGTATTTAAACAAAAAAGAGGAACATCAACTTGTAGTACTTGTGTTAGAGGTTTGGTCGAAACAATGAAACGATTATTTAATGAATATGAATATGAAAGAGAAATTAAAAGCAATTGAAAAAAAACTTATAAAATTTGAATTAGATGAAATCAGAGAAAATAAAGATATCGAAAATAAAGAGGAATCCAGCCAATCCGAGATTAATAAAAGATAACAAGTTTTATAAATTAGTAAAATCAATAAAAGAATTTCCAGAAATGTTAGAAATAAGACCTATTGTAGTAAATGATGATATGGTTGTGCTTGGCGGAAATATGAGATTAAAAGCTTGTCAAGAAGCTGGATTAAAAGAAGTTCCAATAATAAATGCAAATAAATTAACAGCTAAACAACAGCGAGAATTTATGGTTAAAGATAATGTTTCATTTGGCGAATGGGATTGGGATATGGTTGCTAATGAATGGGAAATAAAAGAATTAAAAGATTGGGCAATGGATGTTCCAAAATTTGAATTAGATGAAAATGATAAAGATTATTCTGATACATTAAAAGAATCTTTAAGAATAGAAGTTGAAATGGAAACAGAAGAAGAACAAGAAAAATTATATAATGAATTAACAACAAAAGGATATAAATGCCGAATTTTGACATTATAAAAAAAAATAAACCAGAATTATCTTTTAGAGTAAGTTCTATAATAGGTAAATTTGATTTACAATCAGATGAAGTAGTTGAGCGGTTTAAAGGAGAAATAAATTTATCTAATACATGGAAAATTGGTTTAATAGTTGGAAAAAGTGGTAGTGGTAAAACAACTATTGCTAAACAATTATTTAAAGATTGTTATATAACTAAATTTGAATATAATAAATCATCTATTTTGGATGATATGCCTAAAGAATGTTCTGTATCTGAAATAACTAATGCTTTTAATTCAGTAGGTTTTTCCAGTCCACCAAGTTGGTTAAAACCATATTCTGTTTTAAGTAATGGACAAAAAATGAGAGTTGATTTAGCAAGAGCTATTTTAGAAAATAATGAAATGTTTGTATTTGATGAGTTTACAAGTGTAGTTGATAGAAATGTTGCCAAAATAGGTAGTTTTGCAATTCAAAAAGCTATAAGAAAAAGCAATAAAAAATTTATAGCAGTTGGATGTCATTATGATGTGGAAGATTGGTTAATGCCTGATTGGACATTTAATACAGATACGATGACCTTTCATTCATTTGAAGGGCAAAAAAAAAATAGACCAGAAATTAAATTCAACATATATGAAACAAAAGATAAATCAATTTGGAATATGTTTGCTAAACACCATTATTTAAGTCATACTCATAATAATGCAGCAAGAGTTTTTATAGCAACTATAAATGATGAAATAGCTGGATTTTTAAGTGCTTTACATTTTCCTCATCCTAAATCTAAAAATATAAAAAAAGTACATAGGTTAGTTATATTACCTGATTATCAAGGAGCTGGTTTTGGAATTAAGTTTTTAGAAGAAGTTGGACAAATATATAAAAATGATAAATATAGATATACAATAGTAACATCTGCTCCAAGTTTGATTTATAGTCTAAAAAAATCAAAAAAATGGAATTGTAATAGGTTTGGTAGAAATAAAAAACAAGTAAAAAATAATACAATAGGGGAAATAAGTTCAGCAAATAGAATTACTGCAGCATTTGAATTAAAATAAATAACGAGAAAATAACGTGAAAAAATGGCAAACGAAGAAAACTTAAAACCTTTTGAAAAAGGAAATAAATTTGGAAAAGGTAGACCTAAAGGTTCATTAAATAGAAGTACAATTGCAAGAAGATGGTTGGAAGCTACAAGAAAAGGTAAAAATCCTTTAACTGGAGAAGATGAAATTTTAACACAAGAAGATGTTATTACATTAGCTTTAATTAGAAAAGCAATGGATGGAGATGTAGCAGCTTATAAAGCATTAATGGATTCAGGATATGGAACAGCAAAAGATACTGTTGATATAAATACAAATAATGTTGGTTTTGATTTTGATGAAATGATGAAGAAGTTAAGCAACAATGCTAAATGAAAAATTTAATATATTTCCTAATAATACAAGATATTATTTGCTTACTGGAGGTCGAGGTTCTGGTAAGTCTTTTGCAGTTGCTTTAAATATTCTTGTACTTTCTTTTGATAATAAATGTCAGCATAAAATACTTTTTACAAGATATACTTTAAGGTCAGCATCTATTTCTATAATACCAGAATTTAAGGAAAAAATAGAATTAATGGAATGGGAACATTTATTTCATATAACTAATAATGAAATAACTAATCTTAAAACAGGAAGTAAAATTTTATTTAGAGGTATTAAAACAAGCTCAGGAGACCAAACTGCTAATTTAAAATCTTTACAAGGCATAACTACTTGGGTAATTGATGAGGCTGAAGAAATGGTTGATGAAGATATATTTGATAAAATAGACTTTTCAGTTAGACAAAAAGGAGCTAAAAACAGAATTGTAATAATAATGAATCCATCAACTAAAGAACATTGGATATATCAAAGGTTTTATGAGTCAAGAGGAATTCAATCAGGATATTCAGGAATAAATAGAGATGTAACTTATTGTCATAGTACTTATTTAGATAATATAGATAATCTTTCAGAAAGCTATTTAGCAAGAGTTAAAGAAATGAAAGAAAGAAGACCTCAAAGATATAAGCATACTATTGAAGGTGCTTGGTTAGAAAAAGCTGAGGGAGTTATATTTAGTAATTGGAGTTTAGGAGAATTTAAAGAAATTAATAAACCTGTATTTGGTCAAGATTATGGTTTTAGTAATGACCCATCAACATTAGTTCAAACAAGTATTGATAAAGAAAAAAAGATAATATATATAAAACTTTGTTTTTATAAAACTAAATTAACAACAAGTGATATTTCTTTATTAAAT